GTTGACTTCCTAGATACATATGGACCTGAGCAGGTCTTTGCTATCATTAGGTCAACTACAGGATACGAACCAACTAACCTTCCTACTTATAATATGATTAAAAATGACCCTACAGTTGTTCAGAAGTATGCTGATGTATATGGATATTTATATCCTAATGGTGAACTATCAAAGGTTCTGTACCAATACCAGAAGGAACGTGGTGCATTCGCTAGAATGTCAGCCAAGCAAATCATGGATAAGGCAGTCAATGTTCTTTATACTGCATCAAAGGAGCGTCTAATGACACGTTCAGTTGGTGAGGGTTGGTCGTCAACTCAGTTTGAGGATGCTCTATCTAACCTAACTAAGTCCTATAATCTTAGTGGTAGAGTGCAGCCAGAGTATGATACACAGTGGAGAGAGCGTGCATTTGCACAAATCATGCTAGCATCTGAAGACCCTAAGTTAGCAGACTCTAGTGCATTAATTGCAGCACGTGCATATCTAGACCTGCGCGAAAATGCTATTGCTGCTAGTGGAATGAAGACACTTGCTAATAAAGCATCTGCACCACAGCGTGCGTGGCTTGCCAATGAAGCATTAAGATTAATCACCAAGTACCCAGACTTCCAAAAGATTTTTTATGGAGTCTTTAAGAAAGAATTGGAAGGGTAAACGATGGCAATACCACCAGGAGTAGCACAAACAGAAGCCAAGCAAAAGGCTGCTGCGAAGGCAGAAAAGTCTAAGACCGCTGCAGCCCAGGCTAAACTAGAAGCAGAAGCAGCGCAAAACGTACCCACTAACACTGCTGGAACTGGCACAAGTATCAGTGGTATCCCACTAGGTACATCTGTTATGACTGGCAGAACAGTACAGCAGCCACCACAGTTTGCTGGTGGACAGCCAGTTCCTAATGCACCAGTCTTTAGCAAAGTAATCTACACAAAAGAATCTCCTTACTTAATTCCATCAACGATGAGTAACTCGGAGAGGGCCAACCTGCTTGCCGCAATGGGACAGATTCCAGGTCTTTATGCTAAGGGCAAGGCTCTATCACCTGAGGCTATCAAGAGTATGGGTCAGGCTGTGACATTGCGTCCAGAGGACTATAGTGCTCTTGGCAAAGTGATGCAGCAAGCAGACCAGGTTGGTGAGACTTACTCTCAGACAATCATGCGTTTTGTCAACAATCCTGGGCTTTCAACACAAATGTTTGGCAAGGCAAGTGGTAGTGGCCCTAAGCCAATTCCAGTCACTAACCCTGAAGCACTCATTGCTGATATGACAAGCAAGTACCTTGACCTGTTCAATGTTGCACCAGATAAGAAGACTGCTACTGCTTTTGCTAATGAAATCAACAAGGCCCAAAGGACTGCAGGAGCAAAAGGCTTTGCAATTAGTCAGCAACAACAAGAAGACATATTCTTAAAGTATGTCCAAGATGATGCCAAGAAGCGCTACGCTGCTGCTAAGTTAACACCTGATACAGCAGATGATATGGCGCTAGAACAAGGAGCATTGGGAACTGTTGTTCGTAGAATTCGCCAGGCTCATGCTGATAATGGTATCCCAACATCTGATAGACTTGTCTACTCAGAAGCATTAAAGGGAATTAGAAGCGAGCAGGCTTTGCAGACTACATTGAATAACATTCAAATCCAGGCTACCACACAGTTCCCAGCATGGAAAGAAGATATCCTAAAGGGTGTATCAGTCAAGACATTACTTACTCCTTATGTGGCATCATATGAAAAGATTTATGGCAAGACACCTGCTACTACGGACCTATACGATGTCGCTTCAGGACAGACTGCTATGCCAGTACTAGCCTGGGAAAAGGCACAGTGGAAGAACCCTAAGATTAAAGAGACCCAATTCTACAAGGATACAGTCAATAATGACCTACGAGCCTTGGCCGATGCGTTTGGAGTTAATGTATAATGGCACCTAAGAAAAAGGTTACACCTATAGATACATCAGCCTACGCCGAACGAAACATGGGTATCCGAGCAGAAGCGGCACGTCTTGCTTCAGAAGCATCTTGGTCTGAAACAGTAGAACCATTAGTTGGCACAACTGGCAAAACTCAAGCACAGTTGGACGCAGAGCAGGGCGCGATTGATACAGCAAAAATGATTAACGAACTGTATCCTAATCTTAACTCTACCATTGACCCTAAAACTGGATATGTATTAACAACAGACAAAACAACTGGCGGCTATCTTGGTACTGGCTATAGGCCACCAACAGATAACCCAGTACAAGCAGCACTTCTAGCAGCATTATCCACATATAAGATTACAGGTCTTGCTGCTACTCTTGCACAGATTCGCATGGACTACCCTGATATCACATCAGAGGACATGCTTACATTGCTACGCAATGACCCTCGTTACAACAAGGAATATCTAAAGCGCTTTGCTGGTAATGCAAAACTTGCTGCTGCTGGTAAGCCAGTACTATCTGAAAAAGATTACCTTGCTAATGAGGCTGCATATGCAAAGATTTTCAAGGCATACGATGTAGAGCGATTTTCAAACAGCGAGCAGTACGCCACCCTAATTGGTAATGAACTTGCACCAGATGAGGTTAATGCTAGAGTATCAATGGCATATAAGCGCGTACTCAATGCTGACTCAAATGTTCTCCTAGCGTTAAGAAAGTTTGGCTCATCATTGTCTACTGGAGATTTAGTAGCAGCAATGCTTGACCCTAGAAACCAACTACCTGCACTTGAGAAGAAGATTACATCTGCTGAAATTGGTGGCGCTGCTCTCAAGCAGGGACTACAAGCATTTGAAGCAGCAACATCTGTACAGTCAAAAATGTATTCAAACGTAATGGGTGGAACAATTGGAACTGAGACAGCAATGCAGTCAGGTGCTACCGCAGCGACTGCTAATGTAGATTACAAAGCAATTGCAGCAGAACTTCCACGAATGGAATTCTTAAGTTCTATATCTCAAGGACTTCCACAGTACGGTCAGGTGGAAGCAGAGAAGGCTAGAATCCAAGGACTTGCATCAGAAGAAAGAAAGAAGCAAAATTTAATTGCTCTTGAGGAAGCACGCTATGGTGGTTCTTCTGGAGTAGGACGAATGAGTTCCTCAGTCGCAGGAATTATTTAACAAAGAATCCTGAACGGACCTATCGGCCCCGTCAGCGTAATAGACCGAGAGCAAGAGCCAGCCTAGTTCCCCGACTAGATACTGAGGCTTGCGAACTAACAACGAATAGAAGGGTGGCGTTGCTATGAGCAACAACTACTGGGATGAAGAAGACGATGACCTCGATACCGAAATCGAGACGCAACCAGACGGAAGTGACTTACTTAAAAAGTTACGGAAGGCTAAGCGTTCTGATGAAAAGCGTATTAAGGAACTCACTGAGCAACTTGAGAATTATACCAAAGAGCAGCGTGAGCGAACTGTCAAAGAAGTCCTTCAGAAAAAGGGCGTTAATCTAAAAGCAGCACGGTTAATCATGAAAGACATTGAAGATTTTAGCGAAGAGTCGGTTAATAACTGGCTTGAAGATAACTCTGATTTGTTCGGATTAACACCTGCAGAGGAAGCACGAAAGACTACTGAGTTTGACCGCGCAGAATTGCGCCAGCAAGACTCATTAACTAGTAATGCTGTAAGCCCTGATAGAGCAGAAGACTTAGATTATAAGTTAGGTGCTGCACAAAGTGCAGACGATATCTTGTCAATCCTTCGCTCACAATCGTAATGTCCGTTCATAGTCACTTGGAGGTGACAAACTAATGCCTACATCATACACAGGCACAACATCAACAGGCTCTGCTTCCCTCGGAGGTACAGCAGGTGGTGCTGGTTTAGTACAGAAGGCGTATGACCGCCTAGTTGAATTCGCTCTCCGCGCCGAACCACTAATTCGTTCAGTTGCAGATAAGCGTCCAACTAATCAGTCTACACCAGGCTCAACAGTCGTTCTACAGAAGTACAACGACCTATCACAGGCAACAACTGCTCTAACAGAAACATCTGACCCAGATGCAGTTTCATTGACAACACCAAACACAGTTACAATTACTCTTAACGAGTACGGTAACTCTGTATTGGTAACACGTGCTTTGGAACTCTTCTCACTTGCAGACGTAGACCCAGCAGTTGCTAACATCATCGCATTCAACCTTGCCGATTCTATCGACACAGTTGCAATGGCGACACTAGGTGCAGGAACTAACGTAATCTACGCAGGTTCAACTGCAACATCATCAGCAACAGTTTCTGCTGCTGCAACACTAACTTCTGCTAACATCCGTAAGGCTGTTGCTAAGTTGCGTGCTAACAAGGCTGCATACCGCAAGGGTGCAATGTACTGGGCAGGTATTCACCCAGAAGTTTCACACGACCTTCGTGCTGAGACAGGTGCTGCTGCTTGGCGCGACCCACACAACTACCAGACAAATGAAAACATTTGGGCTGGTGAAATTGGTTCATACGAAGGTGCATACTTCATCGAGTCACCACGTATCAACTCTGAGAAGATTGGTGCAGACCAGTCTGCACTAACAACAACTGCTGTAACAGTTGCTGGCGTATCTGCTGCATTTACCTTCGGCGTTGCTTCAACTGCTGTTATCGCAACACGTGCTGAAGTTGGCGACAAGATTTCAGGTACAGGCGTAGGTACATCTGCAAAGATTACTGCTATCGCAACATCAGGTTCAACAACAACATTTACTGTTGACGTTGCTAACTCTGCTGCTGTAACTGTGGGAGCAACAATCACAGTAACTCCAGTAACACGTGTCTACGACACAATCCTTGCTGGACAGCAAGCAATGGCTGAGGCAGTTGCCGAAGAGCCACACGTAGTAATCGGACCAGTAGTTGACAAGTTGATGCGCTTCCGCCCAATGGGTTGGTACGGCGTACTTGGCTTTGCTCGCTACCGCGAAGAAGCACTATACCGAATCGAATCAGGTTCATCAATCGGCGCTCTATAAGAGTTGATTGACGGGTGGGCAGGGGAGCAATCCCCTGTCTATCAGTAAGTTAACTAGGGAGAATAATGACAACATATACATTCAAGACACCAGTGGTCGCAGAAGGACCTGCTGGTGCTCATCGCCTATTTAGTTTTTACAAGATTGATAGGGGCATTACTATCATCAGACAAGATGGTGTCTACTATCAAGCACGTTACCTGGTAGATGGTGACTTGGCTACCTATCAAGAAGTTTATCGTGGTGGATACAACCACACAGTAAGTGAAGCAACAAAGGCAGCGTTAATTGCTGGCAATGTCGGAGTAACAGAGGCAAACTTTACAGCACAATAGGGGACACAATGGAACATATCCATATTAGCAAGGTATTAGATTTTGGATTTGATGAGAACCACAACTTCAAGGCACTTAAGTGGGGTTGTTCTTTGTGTGATGAAACTTCAGATGCTCCCTTTGAGCACGAAGAGATTGAGATAGACCACACAGCCTGTGATGAAGATTGCTTCGGATGTAAGGTAAAAACTTTACAGATGAATGCAGGAGATGCAACCAGAGACATATCTGATAAGAAATGGACTGGTGAACTCCAAGCATACAGAGACGCACGTGCTCAAGGTATGCAACCAGGTGGTACAACAAGACAACACGTGGAAGCAGCATACAATGCTAGTGAGGTTCTTAATAAACCTTACAATGCTGAGAAGATGCCTCCTGCACAACACATCAATAAAAATACAACCGAAGTACTAAAGGAAGTAGGAACAATATAATGATGAACAAGGCATACAAAATGGGCGAAAAGATGGAATCTAAGTCTATGAAGATGAAAGAAATGAAGATGGGCAAGAAGGTTATGAAGAAGACTGCAAAGAAGTCTGCTAAGAAGAAGATGAAGTAATGAAAGCAAAACATCCAGGATTTAAGAAAGTTGCATCAGGCATTGCAAAGAAGCAAGGTATCTCTATGGAGCGTGCTTCAGCAATTGTTGCAGCAGGTGCTCGTAAAGCATCTAAAAAGGCTATTAAGGCTAACCCACGTCTTAAGAAGGTTTCAGGCGTAGTCAAGAAGAAGGTAAAATAATGCCAAAAGTAAACGGAAAAGAGTTTCCATATACCGCTAAGGGTATGGCAATGGCTAAAGCAGAAGCAAAGAAGTCTGGCAAAAAGATGGTAAAGAAGACCGTAAAGAAAAAGACTATGGTCCGTAAGAAGGGTATGTAATTATGCCAGGATTTGAAATCTCACTTCCAGGTGGAGGAAGCAAGAACAGCAAGACTGGTAAGATTACCCCACCAAAGCCAAAGAAAACAATGGGACCAGTCGTAATGACTCCACAGCAATATGATGTAATGCTTAAGAAAGTAATTGCAGATATGAAGAAGACAAAGCGATGAAGAAGAAAGCGTTTTGGGATAAACCAAATCCTAAAAAGAAATCAACACCCTTAACGCCAGCACAGAAGGCTAGGGCTAAGGCACGTGCTAAAGCAGCAGGTCGTCCTTACCCAAATCTAGTAGACAACGCAGCAGTAAGAAAGAAGAAGTAAATGACAGACCCTAGACTAAAGCGAATAGGAGTATCTGGCTTTAACAAGCCAAAGCGCACACCTAGTCACCCAACTAAGTCACACGTTGTTGTAGCAAAAGAAGGTAGCAAGGTCAAGACTATTCGTTTTGGTCAACAGGGTGTCACTGGCGATAAGAAACCAACTGCAAGACAGGCTTCGTTTAAGGCTCGTCACGCAAAGAACATTGCAAAAGGAAAGATGAGCGCAGCCTACTGGGCTGACAAAGTTAAATGGTAAGTAATTTAATCGTACAACAAGGAAGGCAAAACAATGGCTGGTAATACTGGTAGTCCATTATGTGCAGAACTCAACCGTATCGCAAACTATGGCGTATACCCAGATAGAGATGACTTCCTAGAAGAGCAAGGTGCTGCCAACGTTTGGGCAGGTACCTCAGGTCAAGGGTTATTGGGTGCTCTAAATTACATTGTTGACCCTAACCGTACAGATAATAATTACAAGGGACTTACTGCAGTTTGTAATGAACTAGCAGGAACTACTGGCTTGTCTGATGTTGATGCACTACGCACCATCAATCACCCAGCAGAGGTACTACTTAAGGGAACTACTGCACGCTCTGCTTCCTACTATGTAGATGCTGCTACTCCACGCTACAACTATCCTGGGTTTGTTTATTTTAACGGAGCATCTGGTATAATAACCCCAAATGCAACAGCATTAGATATTACTGGCGATATTGATGTCCGTGCAAAAATAGCACTTGATGATTGGTCTCCTGCAGTTGGTGGCTCAATTATGTCTAAATGGTTGTCAAGTTCTAATTTTTCATATTATCTCTCAATTGAACCTAATGGAACTTTAGGTTTTTTCTACTCAACAAACGGAACAATTGGTACAGCAAATTTTAAGTACTCAACTGTTGCCACTGGAGTAGCAGACGGAGCCACCAAGTGGGTTCGTGCTACACGTTCATCATCAACTGGAAACATCCTATTCTATCTATCAGATGATGGTACAAATTGGACTCAACTTGGCGCAACAGTAACATCAACACCAAACTCAATCTTCTCTAGTACTGCAGGTTTTGGTATAATGGGGAACTCTGTTTTATCTGCAGAATTTGTTATTGGTAAACTTTATCAAGCGCAGGTATTTGCATCTATTAACGGCACAGACAAGCGCCTTGATGTAGACCTAACAACCAACGTTACCTCTGCTACCTATGACCAGTT